GTAATGGATACTTTAAATAATGTAATTGAGAAGTGGGTGCGTGATTGTGTGGCTGAGTCTATGCGTGAGTTGTTGGAGTTGCATGGCAGAGATGCCAATAGGATAGCCGCGCTTGAGCGTAGGTTGTTGGAGTTGGAAGGCGGTGACGCGCCAGTACTTGATGAGCTTAAGCAGCTTACTTCTGACCTTGAGTCGCGGGTCTGTGACTTGGACACTGAGGTTGAGGGTCTGGATAGTCGTGTTGATTCTGTCGAGTACTCTGTGTCTGATCTTGAGTCTACTGTTGAGGATCTTGACCAAGGTATTGATTCTGATGTGGAGGTGTTACATAGTCAGGTCATGGATATACTTGACGGGTTGGAGTTTGGTTTTAAGAAGCGAGGTGAATCATGATGAATCTTGATGAGTTTTATACGTGGCTGACATCTTGCCCTAGTCAGGACTGGTCTGTTATGGATGCTACTACTGGTAGTGTGCAGGTTAATTTCCCTATCAAGATGTTAAAGGAGATGGATCAAAGCAAGCTACGTGTTATCAATGCGTATAGCACCGAGGCATGGATCTCTGATGCTGAGTTGAAGGAAGCTAACGCCAAAGCGTTGGAGATCTTTGATGAATTCTATATCAACACTGGGCATGGTGAGGAGACTTGGACTGAGATACAGGTAGGTGATAAGTTCTTTGACATCAATTGTTGGGATGAAGGTATAGGTTTAGGTGATGAGTATAGATCAGGGCCGGTACACTGCTGTGTCTATAAGTTATTGGAGAAGGATGGTGGGTATCGCTACTGTGAAGGTGATCACTACCTTCGTTTATTTACTGTTGATGCAAGCATGGGAGACGAGTGATGGAGTGCTTATATAAGTATATGATTATAAGTGGTGTACGTGGTGATATTATAGATTACACCAACGACAACTCAGAGTACCCTAGCGTATGGGAACTACCCGCAGGTAGTACTTCGGATTACTGGGTATATGTAAAGCTACCAGAAGATAGAGAGGAGGTAATACAATGACTGATAAATTATATCTTATTGAAAAGGTAGTTGATCATATAAAGTATGACTTGGCTATGGGTGAGGAAGCACCACTGTATGAATTGTTAAATCGTATAGATGCTGTCGCGTTGAAAGGTTATGTATCAGATGAAGGAGAAGAGTAATGATTATTAGAAAGCATGGTTGGACTTTGTACCGTAGAGGTACTGACGCTGAGGTGTATAAGGATCAGTTGTTGTGGAATGAGAAGGTTAAGGATGCAGATCGTTGGGTTATTGAAGGTGGTGAACCGCCTCTACATACTGCCAGTTCAGGTAGGGTATGGGTACGGCCTATTGAAACCACCAAGCTGAATCGTACATTCTTTCCGCACGTATTCGATCTTGAGTGGAGGCTTGACAATGGGAGCTAAGGTGTTTGTAAATCGATCTAGTCACAGTGGTATGCAGTGGGGTGTAGGTTACACTGCTGAAGCTATTGGCAAGGTTACTGGTATACATAAGAATACCTTACGTGCTAGGCTCAAGGATAAAGGTGAGCTGACTGATCACGAGCTTAGATCTGTGATTGTCACCCGCCCTAGAGCCAAGCGTAGAAGTAATTATGATATGTTCCTGCGGTTGGAGACGGATGCTGACCGCCTTTCGCAAAAGTATTTGAGAGGTAAATTGATATGAGTTATTCAATGAAGTTTGAACCTGATCTGCCAGAGCATTGCAACATCTATGACAGGATGCTGTGCCATGATCTAATATCTGAGCTGTTATCATCAGGGTATTCTGTGACTGTTAATGATGGAGAGGAAGACTGTCTCGAACAATCGACAGACTTCTCTGATATTCTGGATCATATGTCTAGCAGTGGTGAGGATGTAGTATTCGCTATAGATGGTGATGGTTCTGAGTGCGGGTGGTTCTACCTGATCTATGATAATGGAAGCATGGGTGATCCTATGATATGTATCACTGATTATAGTGCTAACCCTTTGTGTGAAGGTATATGGAATAAACTTGACAAGAAGCATTCTATGCTGTAGAGTGGCAATTCAACTGGAGGAATACTATGATTGTTATATTTGATGACTATGACCGTAAGGTTGCAGAGGATACGTTCCCGTCTATCGACTACCTGTCGTCTGCTACTGAACGTGCTGAGGTTGCTTGGATATATACGCTTGACCTATTGCGTAGAGATCCAATGGTATTGACTGAGGCTTTTATTGGCGAGTATCTTGAGAGCGTAGGGGCTATGGATGATTATCACCGTAGTGTAGTTGATGCCCTAGCCGATGAGAATTACCCACGTATGGGTGCGATAGTCGCTGATGCATTTGGTGCTTTACATATACGTGCTGTAGATTATATTGATGAGTACTATCAAGATCTATTACATGAGGTGGAATGTGGCTGATCCTAATATACCTGATGATAATGATGATGGCTTTGTACATCACTTTGTAGAGCCTATCGCTCTTGATACTTGGGAGGTTGATGCTGAGATAGATCAACTGTTTGATTTACCAGATGGAGATACGCAATGAGTTCATGTGTATATAATCGCGTCATGCGAATACTGTCCGATGGTTTGAAGTCTGCTAAGACAGCCGATGAAGAGATCGCTATATGGGAGGTGATGTGTAGCCTAGCTAATGCCTACCCTGCTCTACATAGGAAGGCTACAAATGAGTAGCGGTTGGGCTTCAACTCATCATGCTTGCAGTGTATGCCCCAGTAGCGATGGGGCTTCCACTAACCACGATGGATGGACTACCTGTTTCAGTTGCGGTGAACGCTACAATTCAGGTGAGTCTTATAACAATGTTATAACGGATAACGTAGGAGTGACTAGTATGGAAGTAGGTAGAGGTAGGCATCAGATGTTGCGGAGTATTACTCAGGCAACGTGTGAGCGTTATGGTATCAGCGTTGATGGCGATGATGTTATCTTTGAGTATAGGGATAAGGATACTCTGGTCTGCGCTCAGAAGGTTAGGATAGGCAGTAAGGATAATCAGCGTAGCTTTGGTATATGGGGTGATGGTGTTCTGTTCGGACAGCACCTGTTCAATAAGGGCGGTAGGTATGTCACCATTACTGAAGGTGAATATGATGCGGCATCTGTTTATCAAATGAGTGGCAGTAAGTATCCTGCTGTATCAATTAAGAATGGAGCGCAGTCGGCACTCAAGGATTGTAAGGATCAGTACGAGTGGCTAGATAGTTTCGATAACATCATTGTGTGTTTCGATTCAGACGAGGCAGGTACTACTGCGGCCAAGGAAGTGGCATCTCTGTTTGCAGGTAAGGCTAGGATTGTTAAGCACCACCCTGACTTCAAGGATGCCAATGAATATCTGGAGCGTTGTCGTGGTGATGACTTCAAGGCAGCTTGGTGGGCAGCTGAGATTCATACGCCTGATGGTATCATTGCGGGTAAGAGTCTATGGGATAGTGTCAATACACCTGTAGAGAAAGCATCGGTGCAGTACCCTTGGTCTGGTCTTAATGATCTCACCTATGGTATACGTAGCTATGAGCTTGTAACACTGACAGCAGGTAGCGGTGTAGGTAAGAGTCAGGTTATGCGTGAGGTGTTGTATCATGTTCTCAATAATTCAGAGAACAACATAGGCTGTATATTCCTAGAGGAATCTGTCACTAAGACAGCTCAGTCTCTGATGTCTCTGCACTCAGGTAAACGACTGCATATACCTACTGTTGAATCGACTGAGGAAGAGAGGCGCGATGCGTTCAATGCTACACTAGGTACTGATCGTCTATTCTTCTACGATCACTTTGGTTCTACCAGTGTAGAGAATATCGTAGGTCAGGTTAGGTATCTGTCTAAGGCGCATGACTGTAAGTATGTATTCTTAGATCACCTGTCTATCATCGTATCTGCTCAGGACAATGGCGACGAGCGTAAGGCTATCGACGAGGTGATGACCCGTCTACGTATGCTGACGCAGGAGACAGGCATTGCATTGTTCCTAGTGTCACACCTACGTAGACCCGCAGGTAAAGGTCACGAGGAAGGTGCGGCTACATCGCTGTCTGATCTCAGAGGTAGTGCTAGTATCGCTCAGCTCAGTGACATAGTGCTAGGCTTTGAACGTAATGGTCAGGCTGATGATATGGAGGAGCGTAACACCACCCACATCAGGGTGCTTAAGAACAGGTTCAGTGGTGAGACAGGGATGGCTACGTCAGTGCGGTATGATCAGGACACTGGGCGTATGTCTGAAGTTATAGATACGGAGGAGATATTATGAGATGTGCCGCTTGCGATAAGAAAATGACTGAATTTGAAATGGCATTGAGAGCGCCAGAGAGTAGGCAGTTTGCTGACCTATGCGGTGTCTGTTACAATATCGCCTATGACCTCGACGATACTGACGAGGATATAGTAGGCATCATTCAAGGAGACATTATCCATGAGCAAGATTGGTGATTTAATAGTTACATTAGAGGACTACGGTTATGATTACACTCGACTTGGAAACGAATCTTTCGCACGATACGATATGGTGTGCAGGGGTTCAGGATACATCAGAGAAGAGCGGCAGTCTCGTGTTCGACAGCGAGACATTGAAGCAGACATTATCTACTGCCGATGGCGTAGTAGGCCACAACATAATCTTCTTCGACAAGCCCGTCTTAAAGACCTGTTGGCAGGTTGATACTGAAGTCCCAGTATGGGATACCCTAGTCATGGCTAGGCTGTTAGATCCTACACCTGTAGGTGGACATAGCCTGAGTGAGTGGGGTAAGCGTATCGGCATAGCTAAGATGGACTTTGATGTTGATGACTTTGACAGCGGGTACACTGATGAGATGGGTGAGTATTGTGTGCGTGATGTTGAGGTTACCACTAAGCTGTACCACTACCTTAAAGCTAGGTTAAATAAGCAAGGGTTCAGCGATCTGTCTATTAAGCTAGAGCATGAGGTAGCTGAGATTACAGCACAGCAGGTACGTAATGGGTTCAAGCTAGATATGGATGTGGCTACTAAGTGGCAGCATGATATGTCAACACGCATCGATCAGATTACTGCTGAGTTGCGTGAAAGGTTTCCACCTATCGTTACAATACGTGTCAGTGATAAGACAGGTAAGCGGTTGAAGGATCATGTTGAGGAGTTCAATGTAGGTTCGCGTCAGCAGATAGCTAAGCGTCTATCAAAGCTAGGTGTCAAGTGGAAGAAGCGTACACCAACAGGCGCTCCAGTGGTGGATGAATCTACACTGGCTGAGTTAGATATACCAGAGGCTAAGCTATGTGGTGAGTACTTAGGATTAACTAAGCTTAAAGGTATGGTAGACAGTTGGATCAAGCACGTTGATAAAGATACGCATAGGATACACGGCTATGTCAATAGCTGTGGTGCAGTGACCGGAAGAATGACACATAATAAGCCTAATCTCGCTCAAATACCGAGCTTGAAAGTCGCTAGGGAATGCTTCACTGTGGAGCAGGGTAACGTACTTGTAGGCTGTGACGCTAGTGGTCTAGAGTTGCGGTGCTTGGCTCACTATATGAATGATGATGAGTACACTAGGCAGATACTGGAGGGTGACATCCACTCATACAACCAGAATGCAGCGGGGTTACCTGAACGTAGCATGGCTAAGACTATGATCTATGGTCTGATCTATGGTGCAGGTGATGCCAAGCTAGGTCAGATAGTAGGTGGTGGGTCTGCTGAAGGTAAGAAGATAAGGGATACATTCCTAACTAAGCTGCCATCGTTGCGTAAGCTAATCGATAAGGCCAAGGGTATCGCTGAACGTACTAAGCGTATCAATGGTATTGATGGTAGGTTCATCAAGGTTGATGAGGACTACAAGGTTCTCAATAGATTGCTTCAGAGTTGCGGTGCTATCGTTATGAAGGTTGCTGTACGTAACTGCTGTCATAAACTAGATTCACTGGGTGTTGAGTATAAACTGGTGGCTCAAGTGCATGATGAATTGCAGATAGAATGTTCAGAGCATGACGCTGTACTGGTAGGTTCAACTGCACGACAAGCAATAATCGATGCGGGTGTCGAGCTTAATATGAGATGTCCGATGGATGCAGAGTACCGCATAGGTTCTAACTGGAGTGAAACACATTAATTATTTCAGAGATAATGTTTACAGGAGGTGAAATTCATGCTATAATATTACTATATAGTTTCTTAAGAAGAAGAAGCTTATTAAATTACGTTAAATGTATTCAGTTAAATATCACATAGTCTTAATAGTTAATAACAGAGGTAACAAATATGGACACTAAACCTGTAGTAGTATCTTGCGAACTGCACTGGCCTTTCCTGAACAAGCAGAATGATATGTCTGGTAAGTATCAGGTGGACATCAGCAAGCTATCCTCTAAGGCAGTGGAAGTCCTGTCTGATATGGGCATAGCAGTACGCAACAAAGGTGATGATCGCGGTAACTACGTGACTGTCAAGTCAATCAACCCAATCCAACCTGCATTTGGTGGTATCGATCCTGTCGAGTCTTCTCTCATCGGCAATGGTTCTAAAGCAAATGCTGCCATCAAGCCTTACCACTGGGACTTCAAAGGTAAGCAGGGTACTTCACCTAGCTTGGCTAAGCTTCTAGTAACTGAGGTTGCCATCTATGACAAGGATGGTGGCGGTGAGGCAGTTAATATGGATGACGTTATCTAATGTTATTCATTGATGCTGACATTCTAAGCTATCGCATAGGCTTTGCCTGTCAAGATGAAACCTTAGATGTAGCATGTTCCCAATTAAACAATCTAGTTATGGAGACATTGGTGCGGAGCTGTGATGATGCAGCTCCATATCAACTCTACCTAACTGGTAAGGGGAACTACCGCAATGATCTGGCTACGATACAGCCTTACAAAGGTAACAGGACATCTGAGAAACCATCTCACTTCTACGCCTTGCGTGATTACATGGTTGAGAACTGGGATGCAGTTATTGTCGAGGGTCAGGAAGCAGACGATGAAATAGCCATCGCTGCTACACTGCATGGACAAGACTCAGTGATCGCTAGTATAGATAAGGACTTCCTGCAAGTACCATGTAGACACTATAACTTTACCAAGTACCAGTGGACTACAGTTACAGAGTGGGAAGGTGTGTACTTCCTGTACAAGCAAATGCTTACTGGCGACAGGGTGGATAACATCCAAGGTTGCGTAGGTATAGGAGAGGTCAAGGCCACTAAAGCATTAGAGTGGTGTGAGACTGAGGAAGACCTATACCAAGCAGTGCTTACCTGCTACAAAGGAAACACTGAAGCTGTATACGAGAATGCTAGATTGCTATTCTTACGTAGGTATCACGATGAATGGTGGGTTGATCCTGTCACTAGGTCAGCAGAGTATGGAGGGGCTAACCCAATAGGTGGCACTCCACCCCCTGCACCATCGTCAGCAGATATCGACAGCAAGGATAAGCTGCAAGTAAGGGTTGGTAAATGACTAAGCGAACCAGAGTGCCACGCACCAGAGCAGGAGGCAAATGGACTGAAGCTAGATACTGGGGATTCATCCGGTCTGCACTAAGAGAAGCAAACCGCAGATTCCCACCACGCTATGCAGCTAAAGCAGCTGCTAAGAAAGCCGTAACTGGCAAGCGTCATCGCTTTGAGTTTCAATGTGCTGAGTGCAAGCAGTGGTTTAAAGATAAAGAAGTACAGGTAGATCACATAGTACCTGCGGGTACATTACGTAGCTATGCTGACCTGCCTCAATTTGTTGAGAATATGTTCTGCGAAGCTGATGGGTTACAGGTGTTATGCAAACCATGCCATCAGATCAAGACCAACGCAGAGCGTGAAGCGAGGAAATCAAATGACTAAGCATTTAGTTATACCTGATACTCAGTGTAAACCTACCGATGCAGGATTCGATCATCTATCTTGGGCAGGGCAGTATGCTGCTGACAAGAAGCCTGACGTTATCATACATCTTGGGGATCACTGGGATATGCCATCCCTTTCTAGTTGGGACAAAGGCACTAAGAGCTTTGAAGGTAGGAGATATGTTAATGACATAGACTCAGGACACGCAGGTATGCAAGCGTTCCTAGAGCCTATCCGTGAAGAGCAGCAGCGTCTACGTCAGAACAGGAAGAAGGTGTGGAATCCTAGATTAGTATTCACTATTGGCAACCATGAGCAACGTATCGCACGAGCAATCGAAGGCGATCCAAAGCTAGAGGGACTGATAGGGTACTCTGATCTGAAGTTAAATGAGTACGGTTGGGAAGTGTATGATTTCCTAGAGCCTGTAATCATTGATGACGTTGCTTACTGCCATTACTTTACCAGTGGTATCATGGGCAGACCAGTAAGCAGCGCAAAAGCACTACTCTCTAAGAAACATCAGAGCTGTATTATGGGTCATGTTCAAGATAGGGAATGTGCTTATGACCGAAGAGCCGATGGCTCTAGAATAACTGGCTTGTTTGCAGGTATTTATTATCAGCATGACGAGGAGTATCTGAACCATCAAACCAATAGTTCATGGCGTGGGGTATGGATGCTACACGAAGTTAATAAAGGGCAGTTTGATGAAATGCCTGTGTCCATGTCTTATTTGGAGAAGAAGTATGGCACTCACTTTTGAGGAAGTATGTGAACGTCTGTCTAGGATTGACGAGGTAAGTTTACTTGAGGTCTTAGATATATCTAGCAGCGATATAGTCGAGAAGTTTAAAGATAATATCGAAGACAAGTTGGATATTCTTGAAGAGGATTTACAATGAGATTAAATGACGTAAGCCCCGCTGAGTGGGACAGAGTAACCAAGACGGGATTAGATAAGTGGGCTAAACCTGCTGAAGAAGAAGCAGCAAAGTTAGATCCAGTTAATAATCCTAGTCATTACAACACGGGCGAGATAGAATGTATTGATGCAATACGAGAGTCCATGTCCAGTGTTGCATTCAAAGGCTATCTCAAGGGCAACTGCATGAAGTATCTCTGGCGCTATGACTACAAAGGTAAGCAGGTGCAAGATTTACAGAAAGCAGGTTGGTACTTAAATAAACTAACAGCAATGGTAACAGAGGAAAACAACTGATGTACTGTTGGCATTGCAATACGGAACTGAACTGGGTAGATGAGTACCTTATCGGACACGAAGATGATGTGTTTGATTTGGAGACTCATCTTCACTGCCCTAACTGTAAGTGTAATGTTGTTATTCATTATCCTAAGAAGGAGCAACTAAATGAAAGTAGTTAAGGGAAAGTTTGAAAGTAAAGACAAGGATAAGAACACGACAAAAGCTAAGATACTTAAGGCTGTAGAGCAAATGCCATACTTAGATAATACAGATCAGTATGACTTCTCTTTAGTCGTGTCCGATCCTGAAGGCTACACCACTGTAGCTACCAATGTATGTATAGCTGACACTGTGTTTATGTTAGAGTCATCTAAGCTAGGTCTTATACTTAATATGTCAGGCCACGATGACGATGATACCCTGCACTAGGAGGTACTATGTCAGGTAAAGGCAGTAGTCCACGACCTATACCAGATCGTGAGACATTCGATAAGAACTTTGACGCTATCTTTAAGAAAGAGTACACTAAACTTAAAGACAGCAAATCAAAAGACAAGAAGGAAAAGAAGTAATGGATATTTATCAGAGTTATATTCATAAAAGTAGGTACGCACGTTACCTTCCTGAAGAGCAGCGAAGGGAAACATGGGATGAAACAGTAGATCGTTACATCTCATTCTTTAAGAAGCGCGGCAGCTTAGACGACAAGACAGGTGAAGAGCTACGAGAAGCTATCACCAACCTTGAGGTCATGCCATCGATGAGAGCATTGATGACTGCGGGTGAAGCGTTAGATAGAGACAATGTAGCAGGGTTCAACTGTAGCTACCTTACCATCGACAGCCTACGTTCATTCGATGAGCTGATGTACATCTTGTTGTGCGGTACAGGTGTAGGGTTCTCTGTTGAGCGTCAGTATGTAGGTAATCTACCTATTATTGCTGAGAAGTTCTTCCCTACAGACACGACAATCCATGTCAGCGACTCTAAGATAGGATGGGCTAAAGCATTCAGAGAGTTGATCAGCCTACTACAGGCAGGTCAAGTACCTACGTGGGATGTTAGTCGAGTACGTGCAGCAGGTGAACCTTTAAAGACCTTTGGTGGCCGAGCAAGTGGCCCTGCACCCTTAGTAGAATTGTTTACATTCACTGTAGCTTTGTTTAAAGCAGCAGCGGGGCGTAAGCTATCAAGTGTAGAGGCACATGACCTGTGCTGTAAGATCGCTGAGATCGTAGTTGTAGGCGGTGTACGTAGGTCAGCATTAATAAGCTTATCCAACCTGACAGATGATCGCATACGCAGAGCGAAGCATGGTCAGTGGTGGCTTGATGCACCTCATAGAGGATTAGCTAACAACTCTGCGTGTTATACAGAGAAGCCTGACTTTGAGGCTTTCCTAAACGAGTGGAGTAGCTTATATGAAAGTAGGAGTGGAGAACGTGGTTTCTTCAGTAGGGTTGCAAGTCAACGACAGGCTGCAAAGAATGGTAGACGAGATGCTGATTACGACTTTGGAACAAACCCATGCAGCGAGATTATTCTCAGACCAAATCAGTTCTGTAATCTATCCGAAGTTGTCGTGCGAGCCAATGATACAGCTGACATCCTTAAGCGAAAGGTACGGCTTGCTACTATTCTTGGAACACTGCAAGCTACTCTAACAAACTTCCGATACTTACGGAATACGTGGGCGAAGAATACGGAGGAGGAAGCATTACTTGGCGTATCCATGACAGGGATACAGGACTGTAAATTAACCAACGGGGTATATAAAGATGGACTTCCTGACTTACTTGAATCACTTAAAGCAGAAGCTGTTGCAACAAACAAGAAGTGGGCTAAGAAACTTGGCATCAACCAAGCAGCCGCTATCACTTGTGTTAAGCCTTCTGGTACTGTGTCTCAGCTTGTGGATAGTGCTTCTGGCATACATGGAAGGTTTGCTCCTTATTATGTTAGGAGGGTCAGGGCTGATATTAATGATCCTTTATGTCGCGTACTCAGCGATGCGGGAATAGAGTCAGAGGTAGACAACAGATCACCTTCAACACTGGTGTTTAGCTTCCCTCAGAAAGCACCAACAGGGGCTGTCATGTCTGCATCACAAACAGGGATGGAGCAGTTGGAGTTATGGGATGTATATCAGAAACATTGGTGCGAACATAAGCCATCTATTACTGTATATTATAGAGATGATGAGTTTCTTAATATTGGTAGTTGGCTTTATAACAATTTCGATGATTGTAGTGGTGTGTCGTTCTTGCCTTTTAGTGATCATACATATGAGCAAGCGCCCTACGAAGAGATCAGCAAGGAAGAGTTCTCAGAAATGAAGAAGAGAATGCCTAAGAGCATTGAGTGGGACATCACAGAAGCTAGTGATGTTACCGAAGGAGCGCAGACATTAGCGTGTACTGGAGGAGCGTGTGAAATCTAGCAGATAAAGAAAAGCCCCTATGCCATTGCGGTGTAGGGGCTTGTTAGTTACGAGTGTTTAATAGTCTTAGCTATCTTTTCTCCACTACGGCCTACGACATAACCGCCTAGCCCTAATTGTAGAAGCATCCATGCCTCGTCCCTGAGAGGGGTTGCTAGTAATCCTAGCGAATCTCCAACAGCAAGCACCATAAACGTCAGCATTGTTATAGGCCGCCATGATGACGCTATCCAATTCTCTGAGGTTGCCTCACTGTTTACTATCGTAGCACGAGCAGTTAACGCTTGTGTCTCGTAATCAAATACACGCTGCATTGCTGCTGCCTGTACCTCTAGCATCTTAGTCTTAGCTGCTAGTCTTTCCTCTTCTGATGTATGCAAATCATCTATCAATCCCGCTGCGGGTTTAAAGATACCTGCTATCAAGTCTGTTACGCCTATCATTATATGCTCTCCACTAAGTCTTTAATTATACCAGAGGCTGGGAATCCTTGGGTTACGTCAGTTAACACAGCACCTATCACATCGTCTGGTGAGAGTGAACCTGACAATATAGCCCCAACACCTGACAACAAGTCATTAGCTTTACTAGCAGCAGGGCCAAGCAGTATACTTGTCGGGTCAACACCCCAGTTACTAGCACGTAAGGGATCAACTGCAAACGATAGACCACCGATGTAAGTAACAGCAGATAGAAGATGGGCCATTGCATCTTTATCTTCCCACTTCTCTATGTCACCTGTCTTAGCATACTCACGTAAAGCAGATGCCATGATCTGAGTAGCAATCATCATGCCTATGTACGGAGCAATTACTGCTGCTTGACGCATCTTCTCTGGAGGAGTGCCGTTAGCTATCAACTGGTTATACCAACCCTTCATCACTACGTTGTTAAACACAATAG